TATGCCGTGGATGCAGGTGGCACTTAATATGAATGAAATATATAAAGACAGACACTATACACCTGACAGTTGCAGAATGAGAAATGAAAGATATTTTATAAAAAATTTATAAATGCGTTCGTTTTGTTCGCTTTTCCTGTGATAGAATATAAAATAAAAAAACTGTCTCTAAAATAAAAAGGCAGCAAAAATGATACCTTTCTTGTACACAGCTTGTTACGGGCTGTGTATTTTTATTGGGAAAAGAAACAGCACAGGGGGTGAGCGCGTGAATGAATACAGTAGAGCCAATCCGGGATATTAATACGGTAAATGACATTGCGGATTATCTGCGCAGTCGGTCGGAGAGGGATTATATCATGTTCCTGTTTGGTATTTACTCCGGGCTTCGGATATCAGATATCCTCAAACTCCGTGTACGTGATGTGAGGGGCAAAGAGAAAATCATTATGAGGGAAAAGAAAACCGGGAAGGAAAGGAAGTTCCCTATAAACAAGGTTTTGAAAAAGAGCCTTGCATCATACATCGAACAGAAGAAAGACTATGAGTTTCTGTTCCGGTCACGGCAGGGGTGCAACCGGCCTGTTTCAAGGCAGCAGGCATGGAAGATACTCCGGGAAGCAGGGGAAAGATTTGGCCTGTATTCGGTTGGCACGCATACTTTGCGCAAAACCTTCGGGTATCACATGTACCGGCAGACACATGATATTGTGGCGATACAGAAACTATTGAACCATGCGACACAGGATTATACATTACGCTATATCGGGATTACACAGGACACATTGGACAGTGCGGTCAGCAGTCTGAGCTTCAAAAGGTAGGCTCTTTTTTTGTGCCTTCCGCTCCGGAATTCGGAAATGGAAAAAGAGGACTGCAAACAGTTTGACATATTGAGCGTGTGTAAATGTCAGTTGTACTTTTTTGTCGGACTATAATGAAGAAACTGTTTCAAACGAGTTTAACACAATACTGCAATATGTCAAACTTACTGTTGCAACAAAATATATTCAAAATGCTTTGGTTTTGATGGGATTTACCCATGTAACAATAGGTTCTGTGAAAGCAAAATTTTCACTTGCGGGTCGCTGAAGCCCAAAACAGGGCTAGTTTTTTACAAAAAAATTTTTGGGTTGCCGTTTCCGAAAGGGAGGTGATGGAGGATGGCAGAAACACAGAAGATAGATGACATATCCATGATTACGGTTTCCTCCAAGGTATTAGCGGAAATCATTGGGGTTGGCGAACGCCAGGTACGGAACCTGGCAGAAGAGGGGATACTTGTCAGGAACAGCCATGGAAAGTACCTTTTTTTGAAAAGTGTAAAAAATTATATCATAAATTTAAAGATAGCAAAAGCCGGGGAGAGAGTGGCAAGTGATTTTGATGGGGCAGAGCTTGACTGGGAGCAGGAAAAAGCAAGGCATGAACATTTGAAGTCCATGATTACAGAGATTAACCTGCAGCTTATCAAAGGGCAGGTACACCGTTCACAGGATGTGGGGAGCGTCATTTCAGATATGTTTACCAGGTTCCGTTCCAAAATGATGGCATTGCCGTCAAAACTTGCGCCAAAGCTCCAGAAAAAGACAAAAGAAGAAATTGCAGATATCCTGCGCGTTGAAGTGGCAGAGGCTTTGAACGAACTGGCAGATTACAACCCGGCAGATTATTATTCAGAGGAACATGTTGAAATTGAACAGGATGCTTTATTCGATCCGGATGATACAGAAAGGTTTTGCATAGATGGCAGTGAAGAATAAAGAAGTCAGTTTTCACACGCTGCATTTTATCTGCAGCCTGACAAAGGCATTGCGGCCAAAAGAAGAAATGACGATCAGCCAATGGGCAGACAGAAACATGGGACTGCCGGAAGGTTCCAATGAAGCCGGCCGTTTCCGTGTTGACAATATGCCGTTCCAGAAAGGGATTATGGATGCCATTACCGATCCATATGTGACGGATGTGGCTGTTATGTCTTCTGCACAGGTAGGGAAGACCACAATTATATTGTGTGGGATTGGTTATTACATAGACCATGAGCCGTCTACGCAGCTGATGGTTCTGCCGACTCTTACCCTTGGGGAGAAATTTTCAAAGACAAGGCTTGCAGCAATGATAAAGGACGTGCCGGCATTAAGGGATAAAATTTCTGCGCCGAAATCCAGGGATTCTGACAATACCATTTTGTTTAAAAGTTATCCGGGAGGCCATATTGTGGTTGCCGGGGCAAATTCGGCGTCTTCCCTTTCGTCCATGCCGTTAAGGGTAATCTGGATGGATGAGACAGACCGCTATCCGGATTCCGCAGGGACAGAAGGGAATCCAATCAAGCTGGCCCAGAAACGTTCCAAATCGTATTGGAATAAAAAACATATTAAGACATCTACGCCGACAATAAAAGGCAAAAGTAAGATTGAGGCAGAATATAAAAAAGGCACCATGGAGGAATGGTGTGTGGAATGCCCATGCTGCGGGAAGTGGCAGCCATATGATTTCCATCGGATTGTATTTGCCAATGTGACAATGAGATGCATTGGCTGTGGGGAAGAAATTCCGGAGCAGGACTGGAAAGGCTCCCCGCATAAATGGATTGCAAAGCACCCGGAGAGGAGAAGGAGGCGCAGCTTCCATTTAAGTGAACTTGCCTCACCGCTTGCCACATGGGAGGAAATCATTGAGGACTTCAAGGATGCAATGGAACAGGTGGAAAAGTTCCATGATACAGAGGACTTAAAAGTCTTTATTAATACCACCCTTGGTGAGTGCTGGGATGAAACGGAGCTGGATGAGGAAGGGGCAGATGAAGAAACGCTGGCAAAGCGTGCAGAACATTATGATGCGGATATACCGGATGGTGTCCTGCTTTTGACAGCGGCAGTGGACGTACAGAAAGACAGGTTCGAAATTGAAGTGAGGGGGTGGGCACGGGATTATGAAACCTGGGGGATATATAAAACAGAGCTGTATGGGGACCTGGAGAAGAAAAAGGCATGGGAGGAGCTGGAAGAATACTTAAAAACAACATTTTATTTTGCGGACGGAAGGGAGCTGAATATAGCAGCAACGGCAATAGATACCGGGGGCAGCTATACAAATACGGTTTATAAGTGGATAAAATACATGAAGAAAAAAGGGAAACGGGTGTATGGCATCAAAGGATATGCCCAGAAAGAAGGAATCCCGCTTGTATATAAGAGGACAAAGGTTGATATCAAAGAGCAGGCAGCCAATGGGAAAGAGGTTGTCGTGGATTCCACGGAAATCAGGATTATCGGTGTTGATGCAGGGAAAGAGGACATTACCAGGCGGCTTACGATTGAGGAGCCCGGGGAAGGGTACTGCCACTTCCCATCGAATGGCGGAAGAGGGTATGACAGGGAGTATTATAAGGGGCTGACTTCGGAACATAAGATTGATAAAAAGGTCAGGGGCGTGATGAAGAAAGTATGGGTAAAGAAAAGCGGTGTCAGGAATGAGCCGCTTGATTTATTTAATTATAATTATGCGGCATGTGAGCTTTTACGGCCTGTCTGGGGAGAGCTGGAAGCAAAGCTGGAGAAAGGGATTAATTATATGAAGGCGACAAAAAAAGTCAGAAGAAAAGTAAGGAAATCACAGAATGGATTGGAGGTATGAGATGGCAGATAAGCGGCTGGAAATAAAGAAAAAGAGATTGCGGCAATATTATACTGCAGAGGAAAAAATATTGAGGGGACAGTCATACACACTTGGCTCTCAACAACTGACAAGGGCAAACCTTGCTTTAGTCCAAAGCAAAATAAAGGAACTGGAGGCGGAAGTAGAGGCATTGGAAAGGCGGGGGACTGCAAAGCGGCGTTCTGCAAGGGCAGTCCCAATTGACTAGACAGGAGGGGGCAATGAGGTTTACAGACCGTATAATAAATTTTATGAATCCGGCTGCGGCGCTGAAACGTGCCGAAACCAGGAATGCAATTGAGAAGATGGATGCAGATTCCAAGGTTTTAATGGCAAGGCTGCATATATTAGACAAACTGATGCTGTCTGATTCTGATACAGCGGTGACAAACAGCGGATATTCCCATGGCGGTGCATCCAGGCGGAGGACATGGGCAAAAGGATACCATTCTGAAAGCGGATCTGCAAAAAGGGATATTGAGGAGAACAGGAAACTGCTCCGGGAACGGAGCCGTGACCTGGCAATGAATGCGCCCCTTGCGACAGGTGCAGTCAAAAGCAGCAGGACCGGCTGTATTGGCCCGGGGCTGGTTCCAAAGCCAAAGATTGACTATGAATTCCTGGGATTATCCCAGGAAGAGGCAAATAAGCTTCAGAGGATTATAAAAAAGGAATTTGCCCTTTGGGTGGAATCAACGCTTTGTGATAATAATGACCAGAATAATTTTTATGAATTGCAGCAGATTGCATTTATTGACTGGCTGAAAAATGGGGAAGAGTTTGTCTTAATTAAATATGATAAGCCGCTGGCCTATATGCCTTACCAGCTCCGGTTAAAGCTTGTGGAAGCCGACAGGGTATGCACTAAAGGGAGCCTTGATGGGGAGTATGACGGGTACGACAGGAAGGAGGCAAATGGAAATACCGTTGTAAATGGTGTTGAGATTGACAGGTCCGGGAAGGTTGTTGCCTACCATATTGCGTCCGGGTTCCCGGGGGAATACGGAATTAACAGGCTGGAGTGGAAAAGGGTTGAAAAAAGAGGGAAGAAAACAGGGAATCCGAATATACTGCATATTTTTAACGGGGAACGCGCTGACCAGTACAGGGGTGTTCCTTTTTTAGCGCCGGTAATCCAGACAATTAAGCAGCTTACACGTTATACAGAAGCAGAAATCATGGCAGCAGTCATTAATTCCATGTTTACTATCTTTATCACTACTCAAACGGGAAATGATATGGGAGGCTTTGCCGGGGCAGATGAGGAGGAAAGGGAAGAGGATTCTCCGGGTGATGGGGAAAATGGGGATGATGAAATTAAGGTTGGATCTGGCGTAGTGAATTTTTTAAAGGATGGGGAAGGGGTTACAGCAGTTGAGTCAACACATCCATCCGGTAATTATGATGCATTTGTAACCTCTATGGCAGTCCAGATTGGCGCCGCCTTAGAGATTGCACCGGAGGTGCTTTTAAAGAAATTTTCCAGTAACTTTTCTGCTTCCAAGGGAGCGTTAAATGAAACATGGAAATCTTTTAAGATGTACCGCAAGTGGTTTGTGGATGATTTCTGCCAGGAAATATATGGGCTTTGGTTTAACGAGGCGGTCAGCAAAGGGAGAATCAATGCACCGGGATATTTTAATAATCTGCTGATTAGAAAGGCATATATCAACGCCACATGGAACGGGCCGGCACAGGGGCATTTAAACCCTATGCAGGAGGTAAATGCAGCCGTTGAAAAGATTAAAAACGGCCTGTCCACCCATGAGGATGAGTGTTCTTCCATAAACGGAAGTGACTATGAGGATAATGTGAGGACATTAAAAACGGAAAACCAATTGTTGGCAGAGGCACAGACGGCAGCAGAAGAAACAGGAGGGAAATATGGCAGTAAAGATTGAAGTAAAAGGACCTATTGTATCCAATGATACAGCATGGCTTTACCACTATTTTGGGTGGGATGCGTGCAGCCCAAAAGATATATCGAAGAAGCTTGCAGAGGCTGCAGGGGATGATGTCATTTTAGAAATTAATTCGCCAGGCGGGGTATGCAGTTATGGGTATGAGATGTATACGGCACTGATGGGATATGAGGGAAAAGTAACGGCACATGTTATTATGGCAGCTTCGGCGGCTTCCCTTTTGGTGTGCGCAGCAGACGAGGCGTTGGCATCGGATACCTGCATTTTTATGATCCATAATACACAGAGCACTGCAGAAGGGGATTACAGGGATATGCAGGCTTCCGCGGATTTGCTTCTGGAGTTTAATGCCGGGATTATTAATGCATATGTCAGGAAGACCGGGAAATCAAGGGAAGAGCTGCAGAAAATGATGGACAGCGAAACTTATATGTCGCCGCAGAAGGCGATTGAAAATGGTTTCATTGACGGGTATATGTTTGGAAATCCGGACGGCCCTGTGCAGGCAGGGGAAGGGGACACTGTGCAGGGGAGCATGATGTTATCGGCGGTAAATGCAGTGTTTCCGGTAATAGCAGAAGAAAAAGCGAAGGAAATTATTGCAGTGCTGAAAGTGGCACAGGCCCGGGGAACAGGTGGTGGAGGCATTGCCGTTTCCGGTAAGGCGGGCATACAGCCTGAAAATATGCAGGAGGGCAGCGGTGCTGCTTCCAAAATAGATGATGCACAAAACAACCACAAGGAAGGAGAAAAAAAGGAAATGACATTAGAAGAGCTTTATGAGGAACATCCTGAAATCAGGGATGAAGTGGCAGCACTTGTCAGCAATGCGGAAACGGAAGGCGCAGGGAAAGAACGCGCCCGTCTGGAAGCGTTAGACAAAATTGCACACAGCGTGACAGGTGAGGCATTGGAAGCTGCCAAATATGGTGAAAACCGTATGGATGCTAAGGAGCTTGCATACTGGGCGCTGATGGAAGATGGGCAGAAATCTAAAAATTATATGGCAAATGCCATGGAAGATTCTGCCGCTTCCGGTGTGGAAGAGGTAGGTGCAGGCGTACCGGGAGAAGAAACAGCAGATGAATCAGACGGCATGGCAATGTATGTAAATGCAGTGCGGAAAGGGGGAAAGAAATGAGGCAGTTAAACAAAGAGGCATATGAGGTTACAAAGGATTCCCTTATTTATGACAGCAGGCATCCAATCGATGCCGTAAATGTCACGGTGGAAGTTACAGATGCAGGGACGCTTCTAAGGGGGCAGGTGCTTGATTTTGCGGATGGGAAGTATTCCGTGCATAAAAGCGGCGGCACTGTCAGCGTGATTGTGGCAGAAAATACCGCATATACGGCAGAAGATACCACAGTGGCAGTGCCGGTATATACAAGCGGCACGTTCCGTATGTCTGCGTGCATTACGGAGGATGAACTGTCAGAAACGGATATTGAAACATTCCGTTCCAAAGGGATTTATTTAAAGTAAAGGGGGAAAAAGAAGTGGTTTATGAAACTTATAAATTAATAAACACCATTAAAAAAATGTACCCGGTGTTAACTTTCCTAAAAGATCGTTATTTTCCGGATGGTCAGGTATATTATTCCGGCAAGGCACTGGTTGAGACAAAGAGGAAAGGGCGGAAGGCTGCGCCTTTTGTGGTTCCTGTTGTCGGCGGCATTGTTATGGAAAGTGAAGGGTACCGGGCGTATGAGTTAGATGCACCGTATATTGCACCGAAAATGCCGATTACGGCAAAAGAGTTAGAGAATAAGGCGTTTGGGGAATCTCCGGAATCCGGCCGCACCCCGGCACAGAGGGAGAATGAGATACAGGCAGAGCATATGGATGACTTAAGGCATTCGGTTGACAGGAGGCTTGAAGCGATGTGCGGCGATATCCTGCTGACAGGGGAAACCGTTATGAAACATTTTGCAACGGCAGAGGACGCGGCAAAGGGAATCAATTATACAGAAGAATGCCTGCGGTTTTATGATGGGGAGTTTAAGAACCGTTATCAGTTTGAAACGAGTTTTGAAAAAATGTCTGCTTCGGAAAAAATCATGGAGTTCTATAAAATGGCAAATGATTTGAGGAAAAGAGGCATCCGGGCAACAGACCTTGTAATGACGGCAGATGTGTCCATGCTGCTTTTGGCTGATGAAAAGTTTCTGGAATTCTACAATAAAGCTAAAGTAGAGATTGGGGACATTAAGCCTGAGGAACTTCCGGAAGGGGTTGTCTGCAACGGCAGGATTAACATTAACGGCGTGGTGATGACCATGTTCACCTATGATGAAGAGTATGAGGATTTAGACGGGGAGGTAAAAGCAGTCTTTCCGAAGGGGACTATTGCATTCCTGCACCCTGGGATTGGCGAAACGGTATATGCCCAGGTTACGTTTGTGAAGGGAAGCAGCTTTGAAAGCTATGCGGAACGGATTGTGCCGCGTCTGGTAGCAGATGAAAAGAATAATATGATGGAAGTGCAGGTATTTTCCAGGCCTGTCCCTTACCCGTATGACTGGGAAAGCTGGCTGGTTGCCAATATTTATGATGAACCATCAAAAAGCAGTACGGAGGATAACCGGACAGAAACCCTTAACCCGGAACCGGATGGGGAAGATTTTATTGATTTGAAAACAGCAGAAGAAATCAATGCAATGACGAAAAAGGCTGATGTCATTGCCTATGCAGAATCCATAGGGCTTTCCGGGCTTGACGAAGGGCAGCTGTTAAGTGAGCTGAAGGCAGCTGTCCTTAATTATCAGGAAGAAACATATGGGGAATAGGAGGCAGCAGATGAAGGCAAAAATTAAATTAACTGTGGGTGGCACAGCATTTTTCCCGGGGGACACAATTACAAAAAAGTTAAGCCCGGCAGATGAAGCTTTCCTGTTAAGGGAAGGCTACATTGAAAAAGAGGCAAGTGAGGTTAAAGCAGAGGGCAGGGCAGCAAAGAAAGCCACTGCCCCTGCAGAAGCATCCTGACAGGAGGGGTTTTAGTGGGATTTAAAGAAGATGTGAAAGAGGATTTGGACGGAGTTTTCTTTGATGAGGATTTTTTTGCCGAATGGCATAAACTTGATGGGGAAGATATTCTGGTGGTTGTTGATGAAGATGAACTGGAAGAGATAAACCGGAAAGAGGCAGAGAAAATATATCAGGGCAAGGTTAATAAATATTCCATCCTTTTCTATGTCAGGGAAAGTGACATAAAACGGAAGCTTACGGTCAATTCCGGCCTTGATTATGATGGCAGCATGTATTTTGTGAATGGCCTCAAAAAACAGGGCAGCCTTTGGAGAATCCTGCTTGGGAGGAACCAGGTATGATTGATGCGACAGTAGAAGTTAGTGTAAATGATGTCAAAAGAAGGCTTGGGGCATTAGAGAAAAAGGCGGTTTTAGTTATGGCACGCGCTGCAAACCGTTCTGTTGTAACAGGAAAAAAAGTAATTAAGCAGGCAACAGCGAGGAGATATTTAATAAGGCAAAGTGATGTGGAGGCTGTTTTAAAAGTAAAAAGGGCGACACAAAGATATCCACTTGTTAAGCTTGAGTTTGAAGATGACCATAAAAATTTATTTTACTGGTCAAGAAGGGGCAGCAGTGTTGTTACCCCAAATGTTCCTGTTACTTATGATGGTGATGGGACACCGCAGCCTAAAGTATACCGTGCAAAAGTAGAGAGGGGGAAGGGCGGAAAAACATTAGGAGGCAGCAGGAAGCCTTTTGTACAGATTGCCAGAAAAAGCGGGAATATTGCATTGTTCCGGCGCACCGGAAACTCATCAAAAGAAATTGTGGGTGTTGCGGCACCTGCTTTGCCGCAGATTATCGGGAATGCTGAAGTACTGCAAAGATTTGAACAGGAGACATCTAAAATGTTGTTAGAGAGATTAGAGCATGAAATCAGTTATGAGCTTGGCAAAGGAGTGTAACATTATGACTGATATTGAACTGCAAAAGGATATTGTAGCAGAGTTAAAAACTCTTTTAACATCAAAAGGGATTATGATGCCGCTTGGGGATACGTTTGCCGGTTTAAAGGTATATCCCCAGGACATGCCACTAAAACAGGATGAAGATGATGAACAGCAGCGGAATTATATTGTTGTCATGATTGGGGAGGAGGAATCCGATGGCGAAGAGTGGGATGTGGAGATCCATTTTTCCATTGGCATTGAGGACAGGGATGCAGACTGTTCCGGCAACCGGAATATCCTGTACCTGATGAATGAGATTTATATGCATTTTACCAAAACAGGAATTATAGGAAGGCACTGTAAGATGGAAAAAAAGGCATATAAGACATTAAACCTGGAAGCGGCCTTTCCATATTTTGAAGGGGATTTAATTACGCATTGGAAGCTTCCGCTTCCGGAAGAGGAAGGATTGGAGGATTTGATATGAAACAGAAAATATATATTGGCCCGTCCATACCGGGGCTGATCAGGGAGAATGCGGTTTTTAAAGATGAGCTTCCGAAAGCTGTCAGCGAACGGAAAGAAAAAGACAAAAATTTTGCCCGTCTGCTTATCCCTGTTGATAAGGTAATGGAAGCAAAGAAGCAGCTTAAGACAGAAGGTTCCGTCCTTTTTGTTTCTTACAACAAAATGGTGGAAAAGGATGTAAACCCTGACGGGCAGGAAGGAAGTGCAGAATGAGCGAATATAAACATGGAATAGCAAGCAGCAGGAAAAAGACCCCGGCATTGAACCCGGTTTCCTGCAAAAGCATGGTGCAGTGTGTGGTGGGGACGGCGCCGGTCAACACTTTGGAAAACCCATATGGCGCAGTGAATGTCCCTTTGGTAATTACCGGAAGCGATATGGCGAAAAAAAGGCTGGGCTCTACGGATGAAATAGAAAAATATACGGTGATGCACAGCATATATGCATCTTTTGAAAAACATGCAGTGACACCAATCGTAGTAATTAACGTGCTTGATCCGTCAAATCCAAGACATATTGAGGCGGTTGCCGGGGAAGAAATTACGGTAACGAAGGGAATGGCTGCCGTGAAAGATACGGGAATCCTGCTTGATAAAGTGGAGATAACGGACGGTTCAGTTACATATGAAAACGGTGTGGATTATGTAACATCATTTGCTGCGAACGGATATTTGTTAATTGCAGTTACAGAGGATGGCGCTTTAAACGGAAAAGATACGCTCCGGGTGTCATATACAAAAATTAACCCGGATGGTGTCACGGAAGAAGACATTATTGGGGGCATTGACAGGAACGGGATAAAGAGCGGGATAGATCTTTTGGATGAAGTATACCCGGAAACAGGGGTATATCCCGGGGTTGTGGTTGCGCCGGTTTTCAGCAGAAGCCCTGTGGTAGCGGCTGTATTGGAAGCGAAAGTACAGAAAATGTATGGGATGTTTAACGGGATTGCCTTTCTGGATTTGGATTCTACAGAAGAGGGGGCAAAAAATGCTTATATGGTGAAGGAAACAAAAGAAAAAAATGTCCCTTCTTCCCGGTGGGTGGTCCCTTTCTGGCCGATGGTAAAATCAGACGGCCATATTTTATCATTTTCGGCATTTGCAGCAGCACTTTTACAGTCAGCTACTGCAGCCAATAAAAATATCCCGTCCGAATCAATAGACAACCTTGAACTGAAAATTGACGGGGTTTGCCTGGCTGATGGGAGCCAGGTTGTAATGACGCAGGATGATGTCAATGATTACCTGAACCGGAATGGCGTGGTTGGTGCACTGCGGTTTCCGCAATGGAAAGCATGGGGAAACAATACGGCTGCTTATCCGAAATCAGAAGACCCGATAGACCGATGGATTAAGGGTGTCACTATGTTAAATTATCTGGAAAATAAATTTAAAAGTGACTATCTTTCTGAAATTGGGCGTAATGCCGATTTTAAGCTGGTCAATGGGATTGTTACGGAATATAACATGACTTTAAATTCCCTGACACCGGATTACATTGCGGGGGCGGAAATAATTTTTGACAAAAAAGAAAACCCAACGGAAAACATCAAAGAGGGACATTTAAGGTTCCGGACCAGATATGCGGACTATGCACCCGCGGAATATATTGAAAATGAGTTTTCATATGATGTCAGCCTGTTGGAAGCGGCATTTGAAGGAGGTACGGATGAGTAATATAGCAGAGAAAATTAACCGGTTTAATGTTTACCTTGGGACTGCAAGTGCAAAGAATAAGCTTGCAGGGGTAACGGATGAAGTGACGCTGCCTGATTTTGAATATACATCTGAAACATTGACTTTATCCGGGATGGCAGGTGAGGTTGATTCCCCGTCAATCGGCCAGTTTAAGAGCGTGCAGGTTGAAATCCCGTTTTCCAATATATCAAAGGAAGCATTGCAGATGGTAAAAGATGATAATGTGAGTATCATTTTAAGGGCAGGGCAGGAGAGCCTTAATACAGAGTCGCTTACAAAGTCGCATATCGGACGTATCATTACAATTAAAGGAATGACAAAGGGCATTAATTATGGGAAACTGAAAAAAGGAGGCTATGGCAATCCTTCCATCAAGAAAGAAGTGATTTATTACAAAGAGGAAATAGACGGGGAAGTCATAACGGAAATCGATAAGTTTAATGGAAAATGTATTATTGATGGCGAGAACATAATGCAGGATATTGAAAGCCTTATTTAACCAAAACAGTCCGGAAGCAATTCCGGACTGTTTTATTAATGTTTTCTCAATTTTGAGAAGAGCATTCAACATTAAGAAAGACGAGGTATAAAAATGAAAGATAACAGTATAAAAGCAGAAGACACTACATGGGAAGAGGTTGAAGAACGGGCAGCGCTTATGGCAGAAGCAGATGAGGTGGCAAGCGGAAGCCGTGAACAGGAAACGGAAAGCAGTGATACGGAAGGTGGAAAAGAGCAGGATGAAAACGTTTATGAAGTTAAATTCCGCAGGACATATGATTTTGATGACGGCAGCGGAATGAAAAGTTATTCCTCCATTGACCTGTCAGGCCTTGCTGATCTGACAACCACAGACGGTGAAGTTTTTGACAGGATTCTTGCCAAACAGAGACATGCACCTGCAAGCAAGATTAAGGATACCACATATGCCAAGTTTGTTGCCATGAAAGTAACAGGGCTTCCGGTAGAGTTTTTTAACATGCTTGACCTCCGTGACATGATGGATGTAACAGCAGTGGTAGCATATCATTTTTTATACAAATAGGCGTGGGTGACGGCTGGGCGGAATATTTTTCTAAAACTGCCGTCCGGCTGGCAATGGCAACCCATGCCGGTTCTATTGAATATTTTAAAGGGCTGGCACTGGAAAACTTTATTGCGGAGGCAGAGGAAATCGTGGAAATTCTGAACAGAAGGAATGGTGACGGGTAATGGCATCAAAAAAACAGTACATGCTTGAGATTCTTTTGGGTGCAAAGGCTTCCTCAAGTTACCGGAGCAATATTAATAATGTAAAACAGGGGATTTCCTCTTTATCTTCCACGGCAAAAAAGACGGCCGCATTGATTACGGGTGCCTTTGCGACTGTTAACCTGACAGGGACTATAAAAGATGCGGTTGACGTATACGCAGGGTTTGAACAGGAACTGGCGGGCTCTGCGGCAATCGCGGGGGCTACGGAAACAGAATATGCAAAACTGGAAAAAGCATCCCGTGAAGCAGGGAAGGCAACAATTAAGACGGCAGAGGAAAGTGCAAGTGCGCTTGGCTATATGGCGCTTGCCGGATGGGATGTCAATGAGTCCACACAGGGATTAATGCCGGTGTTGAAACTTTCAGCAGCCACTAATCTTGACCTGGCACGGACCAGTGATTTAGTGACAGATTCCATGAGTGCATTAAAGCTTGGCGTGGATGAACTGCCGGAGTATCTTGATTTGGTAACAAAAGCCAACAACTCGGCAAATACTACTTCAGAACAGCTGATGGAGGCGTTTATCAAAACGGGCGGTGCGGCGAGGACGTTGAAAATTGGTGTCCGGGATACGGGCACGGCTTTGGGGATTTTGGCAAATAACGGCACAAAAGCAGAGGAAGGCGGGCGTACCCTGAATGCAATCCTTACAAGGATTGCCAGCAACAAAAATGCAATTGAACAGATGGAGGATTTAGGGGTTTCCATATTTGATGCAAAGGGCAGGTTTGTCGGGCTGGAAGAGGCATTAAAACGTATCAACAAGGGGATTGCGGGACTGACGGTAGAAGAGAAGGCGAAAGCCTTAAAGGATATTGCAGGCACGAATTATTACAGCAAAATGAAATATCTCCTGGACGGGGTGAAGGAAGGTGCCAATGGCGCAGAAAGCGCATGGGATGATTTGGAGGGCAAGCTGGAGAAATCGGAAGGTTCCCTGGATGATATGTATGACAAAATGACAGATACACTGACCGGGCATAAAGAGACCATGTTATCTGCAATGGATGATGCAAAAATCAGCTTTGCAGATGCATTTGACGGTGAGCTGTCAGGGGTTTTGGATGATATAGGCAGTGGATTTAATTTTGTTTCAGAAAGTATCAGTGGTTTTGCCGGTGAAAATGAAGTGGAAATCCATTTGGCATTTGAGGAGTTAAAAGAGGGAGCTTTATCCGTAGTTGATGTGATGGGAGACATTGGTAAATTTGCAGTTGACAATTTTGATAAAATTGAAGCCGGTATTATTGGAATTGGCACGGCAGTAACGGCTTCCAAAGCAGCCAGTGGGATTGCCAGGATAGCTTCTTCGCTTTCTTCCCTTGCTTCACCGGCCGGGATTCTTACAATAGCAGTGCCTGCAGCAGTATCGGCCATTGCCGGGATTGGCACATATGCGGCTAAATCGCATGAAAAAATGATTAAAGCAGGGTTAAAAGAAGATTTTGGCGATATTGCTTTATCATTGGAGGATTTAGATGAAATTGCCCAGGAGATTGTCGGCAAGAAGTCCCTTACAAAAATTTCTGTTATGCTGGAATCTATTGGGGATACAGACGAATCCATTAAAAGCATGAAGGAAAGTTTGTCTACTGTGGATAAAATCAGCTGGAAACTTCATGCCGGATTTGATGTTGATAAAAATGATAAGGAGTCTTATCTGTCAGCAGCGGAAGATTATGTGAAGTATGCCCAGGAAACGATTGATAACCAAGGATATACCGTTTCGGTTGCAACGGATTTACTGCTTGGTAAAAATTCCACTATCGGGGCGGAAAATGATGCTTTTTACAGTGGGCTGGATGCAAAATTGGGGCGTTTGCAAAAGAAACTGAAAAAGAAAATTGAAAAAGCGGTAAAGAACGGAGTAGATATTGATACAGATAAAGCTATACAATCGCTGCTCCAAGATGTGGATGAGATTACAACTGCTGTAACAGATGCGGAAAACGAAGCAAAATTGCAGGCAATTGATTTAAAATATTCCGGAAAAGACCTTACAGCAAATGATTTTAAGCAGCTTTCCAAGGATATTCAAGAATATGAAAAGCAAGTAACAGAGGGGGCAGGCGAGGCGTTTGAAACATCAGTTGCGACTTTAAATGCAAGGCTTAAGGCTGGAGATATATCACAAAAAAAGCATGACAAAGAACTCAAGAAATATAGGGAAGGATATTACAATACTCAGGCAAAAGCTTTGGAAAGCGGCTCAGATTATATTCTGGATACGATTGAGCAGACATATCCGGAAGTCAGCGCTGCTTTGGAAGATTATCAAAGAAACTTAAAGGAAAGTTTCCAAAAACAGATTCAGGACGGGGTTCCTATAAGGGATATGAATGGTGTGGCAGCAACTTCCGCATTAGAAGCAGCCGGGAAGGCAGGCATTGATAAAACACTACAGGAAAAATTAAAGGAAGTTTATGATTGGGGATTAGGTGACATTACTACAAAAATTCAGGAATTAGTTTCACAGCAGGAAAATGGCGGATATGAAGTTTCAAAAGGGCTTGCAGATGGGCTTGTAAGCGCAAAAAGCATAGCAGCGCTTACCGGTTCCATAGATGATGAATATTTTGTGCTTGGAAACGCACTTAGCAGCAGTAATGCATTATCTGCATTGATCACAGCCAGTGAAGGGGTTGGCGGTTACATTCCTGATGGAATAACGGATGGAATGTATAATAAACGCAGTGAGGTTGTGGAAGGGGCAAATAACCTGATTAACCTTGCAAAAAGCACTATAGAACAGGGAGGAAATTTCAGGGTTACTATGGATCTGCTGTCAGAAAATGTTCCGGCCGGCAATGCATTAGAAAAGAACCCCGGAAAAACAGATAAAAAAGGCGGCCTGCCATCTCTGCCCGACCTGATTAATAAGGTGAAAAGCAATGCCGAGGGAGGGATTTATTACAGCCCAATCCTTACAACCTTTGCGGAAGAGGGGCCAGAGGCAGCTATTCCATTAGACGGTTCCGCAAGGGCAAAACTGTTATGGCAGCAGGCAGGGCAGATTTTAGGCATGGGGGCAGAAAAGGATAAGGCATTGTACAGCACGGTGGCCAGCGTTTCTGCATCTCCCGGAAGGGATAAGGAAATGTACCAAAATATATTAAGCGCCACATCGGGTTCTGCTGGAAGTTCTGCCGGTACTTCGGATGTAAAGATTAATTATGCACCTATCATTAAAGTAGAAGGAAATGTAAATGAACAGGCATTTACTAAAGTCATTAAGCTAAGCCAGGCTGAGTTTGCTGAAATGATGGAGGATTATCTTTTCTCCATAGGCAGGACATCATTTAGCGGATAGATGGAGGTGCTATATGGGAGGATATTCTTATACGACAAAACAGGGTGATATGTGGGATTATATTGCGTGGCTGGTATATGGGGATGAGGCATATGTTTCTGTTCTGTACCGGGCTAACCCCAAATATCTGGATGTATATTTGTTTGATGACGGGTGTGCAATTTATTGTCCGGAGGTTACGGCAGAGGCGGAGGAGGATGAAAATATTCCCGAATGGAGGGACAACGAGAGCCTGGAGGAAGAATTTTTTGATGATTCAGGGGACGAAGAGGAGGAAGGTGAGGAATACGAATAGCAGGAGAAGTAAAATTGTGCTCAAATATAATGAAAAAAATGCTACAGAGGTTATAACGGATGACATGGCAGGATTTACCTGGACAGACTGTGCTTCCGGTGAGGCAGATACTATTTCGTTAAGTTTAAATAATAAAAGCCTGAAATGGATAAAAGGGAGCCGGTTTCCACAGAGTACGGATTTTATTAAAATGAGTATATGCGTAACGCATTGGAGGAATCAGTCAGATAACCGGACCGTATATTGTGGTAAATTTGCAGTAGACACATTGGATGCTTCCGGTTTTCCTAATACAGTGGATATTCAGGGGATTAGCATCCCTATCCATACATCTTTTAATGTCACTGCGCGGAATAAGACGTATAAGAAAACATCTGTACGTTCTATTTTATCGGAGATTGCCGGCCGTGCAGATGTTAAGTTAGTTTTTTTAGCAGATAACCATAAAATTAGCGATATTTCACAGGATGGGCAGACAGATATGGATTTTGCTTTTTCTCTTTGTGGCGATTATGATTTGGGCATGAAAGTTTATAATGGGAAACTTGTTGTTTATGACCGGACAGCATATGAAAAGAGAAAGAAAAGCTTCACATTGGATATCAGTGATTTAGGGGAATCCGATGCATACCGGTTTTCCAGAAGGGTTTCACAGGTTTATGACGGTGTGAGGCTGCAATATGAAAATAAGGATGGGAAGAAAATCACATACCGTTATGTGGTGCCGGGAAAGAAAGGGAAGCGTATCCTTTTTTTATCGACACCGGCGGATTCCCATGCAGATGCAGAAAGGATTGCAAAAGCAAAGCTGGCTGAAAATCTGCGTCAGTCAATTACAGCTACATTCAAGGTGATGGGCGACCCAAAATATCAGGCATGTAAAGTGTTTGAACTGACCGGTTTTGGAAAGTTTAATGGAAGATATTTTATTGATAAGGCAGTGCACAGCAAAAGCGGCGCATACAGGACAACGATACAGTGCCACAGGTGCGTAACGAATATCAAATAAGGAGGCGGGGTATGAAAAACCAGGTCATGCTTGGACGGATTTCATCTGTTGATTATAAAAACGGATGTGCTGATGTTGTATTCCCGGATGCCGATGATGAAATAAGGACGGAGCTGCCGTTTTTTTCGGCAGAATATCAAATGCCGGAAATAAATGAAATAGTGGTGGTTGTATTCCAAAGACACAAAAACAGGAGCCGGGGGTTTATTCTCGGCCCTGTTTTTAATTCGGGGAACCTGCCGGAAAGTTTCGGAAAGAATGTCTATTTTAAGCGTTTTTCAAAAGAAGCATATATGAAATATGATGGGAATTCAAAGATACTGGAAATATGCGCCCCTAAGATAAAACTAATTCAGGAGGAATAAGGGATGGGGAAAATTGGCCATTTTGGAAATATTGAGTTTTATGTAAAAACGCAGAAAGGGAAGCCAAAGGCGCAGTCCTTTGACGGGATGAAGTGGGACACATCGATAAATGTGGAAGAGCATAAGCGGCAAAAGAAAAAGCCTTTGCTGGAAGTGACGGGAAAAAACTGTGATGAAATTTCGATGAATATTTATTTTTTTGCCCGGCTTGGAGTTAACCCGTGGAAGAAACTTTTACAGCTCCGTAAGTATAATTTGGGAGGAAAGGTGTTCCCTCTTAAGATTGGAAGCAGGAGAATAGGAAGCTATAAGTGGATTATTGTAAAAGTATCCAATGACCTGAAGACTTTTTATAAAAATGGAAAGGTTACTTCCGTGATGGCTTCCGTTACTTTTAAAGAATACCCATATAAAAAAGGCATCACAAAGAAGAAAAAGGTTGTAAAGAAAAAAAAGAAATCCCGGACAAAGGCAGGAAGCAAAAACTCTTTTGGGACTTCAAAAAAGAAAAATAAGAAGGGCTATATTGCATATGTGGTTAAAAAGGGCGATACTTTGTGGGCGCTTGCGAAAAAATATTATAAAAGCGGCGCAAAATATACAAGAATTTATAATGCAAACAAAACAAAGGCGAAAGGCTTTCATGTGATATCTAATCCGGATAAAATCATGCCGGGCTGGAAGATTAAGATACCGCTATAGTTTGGCGCCGGAAGGAGGCATGATGGTACAGTATAACGGCAACAGCAGGGAGGCTTTGGATATTATTATCTGCGCAGATGCCATATTGTCAACGCCATATGGTTCCATGCCATATATGCGGGATATGGGGATTACTTCAGACGTACTTAGGGCAGGATTGCCGGAAATGGAAGGGGAATATTTTAACCAGGCGGTTGACCAAATTGAAATGTGGGAAGAAAGGGTTTCTGTCAGCGAAATAATAATGGCGGAACAGGATGGAGAGATAATACCAAAGGTGGTGATTGAGGATGGCGAATAGCATAGAGGATTTGGAAGCATTGCCGGATATTGATATGTTAGAGGATGAAGGCATTACTCTTGAGGGGATACAGGAAGAAATGATTGCAGATTACCAGGAAGCATATCAAATGTTTACCGGGGAAGAAATTATTTTATATCCGGCACATCCCAGGCGGCTGGAAATGAATGTAATAGCAGGGCAGATTTATCAGGTTTATGAGTTTGCCTCTTATCTTTTTAAACAAAATTTTATCCGTTATATGGAAGATGATGTTTTAAGGAACTGGGGAGGAAACCTTGGGTTTACAGACAACAATTTGAGAGCGGCTGCCTGTACTCTGGAATTTGGGCTGAATGAGCCGCTTGGCTATCCTGTGGAAATTCCGGCAGGCACCCGTGCCACTGCAGGAGATGATGTATTTTTTGCCACGGATGAAGCATGCAGCATAGAAGCAGGGGAAACCGTGGTTACCGTGTCTGCTTCCTGTACAGAAAAAGGGAGCATGGGAAATGAGTATGTAGCCGGCCAGATTAATGTACTGGCCGATCCTGTTGTGAATGTATCGTCTGTCAGGAACATAGATGTGTCGTCAGGCGGAGGGGATGAATACAGCGGAGATGAGCTGCGTGAGAAAATATTTTTATTTCCATCTGCATATTCCGTGGCAGGGACAGAGGATGCCTATGTTTATTACACAAAACTTTACAGCAAAGATATCATATCAGTGAATGTAATGACAGATAAAGAAAATGCAACTGTTGAAATTTACATCATGCTTGCTGACGGAAACGTCCCGGATGAAATGTATTGTGAAAAAGTGTCCAATTACCTGTTGGAATTAAAAAGATTTCCTGATACGGACAAAATTGTTGTATATCCGCCGGAAGTGATCCCGTATCGATTGGAAGCAGCATATTATATCAGTTCCGCAAACAAGGACACGGAAAGATCCGTTAAAGAGTCCGTGGAAGAGGCGGCAGAGGCATATATCCAAAAACAGTATGAGAACCTTGGACACGACATCAATCCGGATATATTCAAGGAATATGCAAGGGTGGCAGGCGGGAAAAGAACAGTGATTACTTCCCCCGTGTTTACAAGCCTGGAAGCAAACCAGATTGCGATATGCACAGAGAAAAATATTGTGTATGGCGGATTGGAGGATGATTAGATGAAGCTTGGGGAACCGGGGGTTACTTATTTATCTTTCCCGCCTAATTTTCAGACGGCAGAAAACAAAGCAATGGGTTATGTGGTGGACAGGCAGATGAAAAAACTGCTTGCAATGGTACGGAAAATTTCTGTCTGGTCAGACCTGGATAAGGCAGATCCCAAATATTTTGATTTCCTTGCAGCGTCACTCCGTGCCCCTTATTATTCTTCGGAATATGATGATGATATCCGTCTGGGGATTTTAAAGAGGACATTACAGACTTACATGTTTTCAGGGACAGTTTTAGCAGAAGAAGAACTCCTGAAAAATATTTTTGCTGATGCAGAGTTTAT